GAGCCTCCAGCTTCTTGAGCATAGCTTGCGTTCTGCAAGGCGATCTTTTGATTAAGCTGGGCGACTCCAGATTGGTAGTTATACATCGCCTGATCGGCTGCACCCTTTTGCAATGAGCCATAGGCAGATACTCCACCACCGATAAGCGATGACCCAGCCCCAATCGCAGCCCAGGTGAATGGATCGGCCATCAGCCCTTCCTTATCTCGAATGGACGAAACCAAACACCCTTGCCCTTGATCGGCTCGCCAAACTTGGCTCCAAGCCATTTGAGCCAGCGGATGCTGCGGGTTGAGTTGACTTCGCAGTAGCCAGTGATAACCGGCCATTCCTCAAGTATCTCGGCAATGGCCTTCTGTGAATAGCGAACGAAGAGGAACTTGTATCGGTCCACAACATCAGTCGAGAATAACCAGAGGTAGGCCTTATCCGACATCAAACTCGGTGGGACCACTCCCCAGGCACAGCACATTGTTCCATCTACCGATCCGATGTAGAGCTTTGCGGAAAAGGTAAGGTATTGTTCCAAAACCTCTGTCTCTTCATCACTTAGTATTCCCTCCTTGGCTTCGAAAATCAACTTCCTTGTCTTGGCCTTATCAGCGAGTTCTATAAGTGCTGTCATTTGGCTGTATCCCCAGGTGTTACTTGTGGAATGACTCCTAAGATGGAGGCAGGGAAAGGGAATGGTTGTTCGATGCAGTATTGACCGGGGACGGTCCAACTTGGGTCTAGGCGAGTCATGGCGTCGCCAGTGACGAGGTCAGTGACGCGGGTGTTGGTGGCTGAGCCAACATTGCCTCGGACTAGGTCTTTCATTGGAAGAAGGGTGCCAAAGGTCTTGCCGATTGATAGACCCAGGGTTTGATGGACCCGGACGGTCACTGCCGGGATGGATTTCATCTTCCCTTGGATAGTAGGTTCGCCTGTATCGAGTTGGAGGGTTTGGAGTCGAGGGGTATAGGCGAGGCCGATGGTAACGCGGGTGTAGCCAGTAGCGGGTGAAGCTGGAGCTGGAAGAGTGAAGCTACCGGAGGTAGGCATGGCGAATGGAGTGATAACGGTGACGTTGCCAAGGTTATCCGTGGCAAGTCCAGTAACAGTGGCTGCGGCTAAATGCTGAGCGCCCATAAAAGCCAAGGTCGCCACGCCATTGTATTGCAATCCAGCATCAACGGCCCAAGCATCGGTGAGACCGGTAGGGTAGAAGAGTTCGGCTATCCGCTCGACGTATTGGACAATGACGCCATTGATAGTCCGTTGAACTGCGACATAGATCGCATCCACCTGACCAGCAGCGACCGTCTCGGTTACTGACGCAACGGACTTGAATGCTCCTTGAGTATCACTATGAGACCAAGCGATCAGGTCTTGTTCTTTCAAGAAAGTCAGGGTTAGCATGGTCCCATCATTCCGCACCGCCCAAACGACTTTATAAGGCTCCTCTGCCCAAGCCCAACCGATGATAGAGAATCCATAGAAGAGATGGGAGGATAGGACCGAGATATCGGTTCCAGTGTAGACTTGAGTGTAGAAGTTGAAGACCAAATCTCTAACAATGGAGCCTTTGGATTGAACATATAGAACGTTGTCATTAGCGACGATCGGCGGCGGGAAGCTGGCGCCATTGTAGGCTTGGGAATTGGCGACGATCTGCGTGGCTGAAATAGGTGCTCCGGGCGATCCGCCATTGATAAGCCAAGCTTGCTTGTCTGAGAATACAATCAGCCCTTGAGGCTGTGTGATCATGGATTGAATTGTGTTCAATTGACCTGAGGTCAAGGTGCCAGAGATAGCGTTGTCTGGCTCCACTGGGGTGCTGGTATTGAAGTTATAGTAGGCTCCTGGCTGAGAGAAGTTAAACTGTTGTGGGGAGCCTACCGGCCCAGCAAGGACTAGCCTCTGTTGGAATATTCCAGGGACCGTTGGATTACCAGAGGCTCCAGCATTAACGCCAGCATAAGCTGCGCCACCACCCCCACCGGAGATAGTTACAGTTGGGATAAATGTATATCCACTACCAGGATTAACTGTGTCGATCCGACTAATGCCCCAAGTGAGGTTGAAGTTGGCTCCAGTGCCGATGCCGCTTGTAGAAACCTGGGCCACAGGATTGGCTGGAGTGGCGCCTGCGGAAATAGAACCTGGGTTGATAATTGCTATACTAGTGACTACACCTCCAGCACTGATAGTTAATACTTGCAACGTGACTCCGTGCGAAAGGGTTATAGTATCACCTACAACATAGTTGGTACCACCAGCATTGGTCACTGCAATATTGCACTGTAGTAACGCTACTGCTGTAGCCGTAACACCAGCAGAAGCCGAAAGGGTGACGGTAGGAACTGCTGTGTAGACTCCTGATGCGGTAAGGATTATAGCAGAAACCGAACCAGCACCAGTGAATGGATTTTGTATAACCGGCGGGCCAGAGGAGAAGTCAGGGCCGATATTAGAGTCAAATATAGAAGTCCCTTGAACATTCCCAATAAAGCCAAATGCCGAGCCAGCCAAGACAGGGTTGTTATAGCTAGGATTAGCCCGATAGATGTTATAGCTGACTGCACCAGCCACTGGCAACCAAGCTATGGTATTAGTTCCAGCAGTAGCGCGAATGTCAGTCAGGGGGCCGAAGACAACATAATTAGACGGAGCACTTTCTTGCCCATTAACATCTACTGCTGTAACAACATAAGCATACCAAACTACACCTGCGGCGAGGGTTGTGAGTGTTGCAAAACCTCCTGGTGTGGCGATGGTAGTGCCAAAGGTGATTGGAGTTAGAACCCAATTGGTTGCTGTAACTAAGGTTAAGGAAAATGGAACGTGATTTGGGTGGCACAGAATCATTGTATCGACGTTCTGGACAAATTTGATCAAGGATAATTCATTTGCTTGATATAATGTGCTGATGGTATAAACTCGCTGAGTCACACCACCAGAGATATATGGAGAAAGCGAAGCGAATGATATTGGATTGTTGACAAGGTCTGCAATACGAATATTCGCTGGATCGGCAGTGGAGACGATGTAGTAATTGCCGTTTAATTGTGTTGATCCACCTACACCGGATATAAATATCCAATCGCCAGGTGCATAAGCATTGGCAACTACGATGTTAGCTTGGCCACCTACATTTGTTATGTTAGTTATTGCCAAACCAGTTTCAACAACTGGAGCACCATTGTTGTAAAATCGAATATAACCATCGCCAAATTCGAGAACGTAGGATACGGCTAGTGAGGCTTGAAAGGGGATTAGGCGAACAGTTGTAGCATATCTAGTTTGTAAAATATACTTCGTGCCAGCACGAGCAGTGGCACCACCACGATAATCGACGAAGAAGTTTCGAAGGAGGGCAGCGCCAGAATGGTACTTAGCGATGTCGACTCGGGCATTCAGGGCTGGTGCCCATTCGCCAGAGTTGAAGGAGAACTGCATTACAGGAGATGCGATAACTACCTCCTATTGTAGACGGCATATTCGCCGTGAATATTAACAAGAGCTTGTTTATAAGTCTCAAGTGCTTCCTCTTTAGTCTCAAACATTCCTAAATGGATTTGTTGTCTGTCTGAAGTAATCTTGGCTCGCCACTTTCCATTTAGAAATTGATCAACACCCCTAATAAGATTGCCATTATTGGCAAAATTCTGTGCTTGCGTTGCTTCTCTAAGATTTAACCAAGCATTATCTAAACCGTCACCATTCCAGTGATCAATCTTTTCAGGACAATTTTGTGTCTTGATAAACCATGCTATTCTACGATTAAAGATATTCCTACCGCCAATCTTTGTTCTCCAATATAATTTGTCATGTTGCGCAACAAATATAGAGCCCACAAATTGACCTTCATTCCTACCATTCTTCCAAAGCAAATCACCAGAGATTTCATCATAATGAAACCTACTTGTGATATATTCATATGGTAGATCATTTAATAACATAGGCGATCCTTAGAAGAAAGTCGGGAGTAGGCCTCCCCAGTCGAATGCATTGTAGGGACCAGACTGGAACCCATCTGTCCACCAGATACCTCTAGCGCGTATCCAATCAGGGGTGGAGTCGTTGACAGTCAGGCCTTCGTTGCCATCGACCTTACGGGCCTCGGTCAGGGACATATTCGCCATTTGGATACAGGCGTTGGCGAGTGCCTTATCACCAGTCAGGCCCATAACGATATCGGCACCGAGCTTACCTGCCATTGCATCTTGGAACATCGGGTCCCAGACGTTAGGGTCGATGATCTGGCGAATGTAGGTAAGGGTAGCAAATTCTTGGTTACAGAGGATGACTCGTTGGTTGCCTTTGGCGCCGAAGGTAAGGTTGAAGGTGGCACCAGAACCTAAGCCATCAGTTGAACCTTGAGCAACAGGGTTAGTTTGGGCCGCGAAGTAAGACCCACCGAAGGGTGGATTGGCGTCAACGATTTGAGAAATCACCGAAACAGAAGTGATAACACTAGCAGCCACACTACCAACGAGAAGCTGAGCAGGAGCACCCAAAGGAGGAGAATCTGTCGGTCCTGAAGCAAGTGTAATAATATCACCAACAGCATAGCCTGCTCCACCGAAGACTACCGCTGCGGCGGTGACTGGAACGAACTTATCTGACTGAACTCTGAATCTGATCGGCGATCCAAGCCAAGTTGATGGGGCTCCACCTGTGATAGCTGTAGTAATTGGAACGTTGCCTGCAAAGCCTGTTTGGGTAGATGGTATAATCCACAAGGCCCGTAGGCAATCGGCAGGGTATTGGTACTCATAAGCCCAAGGCGGTGGGGGTTGCCCAGGTTGCCAGAGATTGGTGGCTGGGGAGGTATTCTCTGGTGTGCCAGGGGTAGCAGAGATTAGGGACATATTCAAGGTCGCAGTGGCAAAGTCCCATGGGGCCATACGAAGCAGGCTATCCCGAGTGTTTTCGTAAGTCAGGTTAGCCTGAATCGCTTCGTTAGTTCCATTCGCCAATAGTTCCGCATCGGTTACCGTCGTGCGTGAGCCAAAGGCTTGCAAAGCTAAATTCACTATGTCAGTTTTTGTAGTCATTGCAACCAGCCCCAATTTTTGCCTATTTTTATATAATAGACTGCTTGCTTAGATATATTATATTTTCTACCGATCCATGCTAATGAATAACCTTTAGAAATTAAATCACGTATTTCAAAAACAGCTTCTTCGGTTAATTTTACGCAACCATGATTTTCACCATGAGCATGCCTCCATTTAGAAACTTCGTCATCTTTATTAGTTTGTAATGTACCTAGAAATAGATGGTCCGGATTTACACATGATGGATTATCACACGAATGACATACAAAAATATCATCAGGAACCTTACCTTTATATAATTCATGAGAAATAATATGAGCACCTCGTTGTGTGTATTTACCAAAACTGATGATTCCATATCCACCACCAGACATGCCTCCGGTGAAATTCCAACAGGCATTACTATCGATGCTAATTTTGCTCAGAATTTCACCGGGAAGGCATTTCATCAGTGCTTACCTTGTGTACCACAACAGCCATGGTTGGTTCCACCTAGTCCTGGTCCTTGGCGCATCTGGCCTGTTGGGCCTTGAGGTGGGGAGTACGGAATCGGCTTCGGTTCACAGTTACCACCATTGATAGCTCGGGGAGCTTGGCCAGCACCAGAGTCTTGGCCATATTCGGATAGGATGTCAGACATTAGATTTTCCTCCCTACATCGCCAGCAGGCACTAGAGTTGGCGAGCTTTCCTCAGCTTTGGCTTCATCAGCCTTAGCCTTTTCAGCTTCAACCTTCGCCTTTGCAGCAGCCTCGGCGGCGGCCTTCTTATCTGCCTCGGCCTTAGCCTTGGCGATCTCCTTCGCAGCTTCATCATCCATGGCCTTAAGCTCTGCCACAGCTATGCCCATTAGATTATTATATCCTGGCCCAGCCGCAGCAGCAGCATGGACTACGTCAAGAAGGAGTTTCGTGCGTCCTAGATCAATGCTCATTTGTGGTTTCCTTGTGATCCGCCGTGGTGGATGGTGGTGGCAACTGGTTGCGGAGCGGTGAAGCCCCGGCCAGCCTCTAGTGGCGTTGGATTACTAATCACAGCCACGCCAAGCTGTGCAGCGCCACCTGGGTTGATGGCATGAGGAATGGGCTCTCGCTTTTGCCCTGAGTCGGAGGAGTGTCCTGGTCCTTGTTTCATTCGCTAGTCTCCTTTGGTTTAGCTAGTTGACGGGTATGATCCCAACGGTTTAGTGGGTCTTTAGCCATCTCACGACGGACCTTTTCAAATGTCCCACCGTCTTTATGCATCTCGTCAAGGATTTGTCGATAACGATCATCACAACGCTCCATTTCTCGAAGTACATGCTGAGGTGGAGGGTGGCCGTTTTCGTGGTAGAGATTGATGATATCATGAACGTCGTGCATGTACATAATGAACCTACGCATCTTCTCTGGAATTTCAGACTCAGCATCTCGAATAGCATTAACCATGAAAGAGGTTAATTCTCGAATGTCCTTAAGTTCTCGGGCGATGCGTTCGAGAAGGTTGGTATCGTCAGGCATTATTTGCCCTTCTTAGGCTTGATCTTCCCGGTGCCAGTATCGGCTCGATTGAACTCCTTGGCGACCTTAGTTGGGATTCCGACCTTCTTGGCGAATGCCGGATTGTGAGCAGCGGCCGCCATAGTACGGGCTTGCTTTGCGGATTTAGAAGGCATAGGGGTTCTCCTTATTTGACATCTTTCATCATTGCAGCGAAGCAGAAGGTAGAGGTACGGCAGGAGTAAGAGAGTATATCCACAGCTGCGGCAGTAGTAGTTAGAACTGGAGCAGTTCCACCAGCGAATTTGAATTTCGAATCCCAGACTGTGGTTCGACTGCCGGTGCCGTCTTGGATGAAGGTGATTGTGCCTGATTTGCCCACCACTACATTAGAGACTGTTTGAGTAGTGATGTTGCCAGTAAGGGTCACAACCGCATCACGGAAGGTAGACATGTCGAAGGTAGTGGTAGTACCATAGGTGACCGTAACCTCTGGTGGCCAAACAACGCTTGGGGTGACGATTTTGTTATTAGCTGTACCTGCATACATATCTGGCACAGTGGCGAGAGCATATTCGCCTACCTTGCCTGCATTGTTGTAGAGGATATTGGTCGTTGCTCCACCAGCAACGTTGGTGACACCAACGGTTATAGAATCTCCAACAGCGGAGTCGGGTAGGGCCTTGATAATATAATCAACGGTGACAGCTGGTTGGATAATCGAAAATGGAGTTGAAGAGCCTCCTTGGGCTGCGCCAGCTAGAGTAGCACCAGAAAG